TTACTGGTATGATGTTCAATTGGAATGTTCTCTATAAACACCTCGTTGATCAACTTGCAGCAGGGAAGCTGAAAATGGGTCAAAGTTGGAGTTGGGGATTACAAAAAAATTGTGTTGGATTATCGCCTTGGGGTAAAAATGTACCAGGACATGTTGTGAATATAGTTGAAACAGTTAAAATGAACTGGATCAATGATAAGATGGATCAATTTTTTCCATATTCATCAGGTATTACTAAGCAGGATGGAACAAAAATTGCTGCTGGTGTTATCAAAAGACCTACGTTGGAAACTATGCAATATTTTGTAGAGGGCGTTGTTAATAAATTTCCTGTGCAATAGGTGAGTAAAGTAAAACAGCCTGATCCACTTAGTGAGGGTTGGGAGGAATATAAGGAGCTCGTTCGTACACATTTAATGACGAGCGAGCCCCGTAGTAAATGTTTAACACATGAAAATTGTCATTTAAATTCTTTTTATCCAGGAAAATTGTATCGTGCAATGAAAATGGAAAGAGATGAAAATGGCACTCTTAGAATAATTAAGGAGTAATAATATGGAAGGCTTATTTGAAAGTATTTTGACCGCAATAGCGGTCGTGATTAATGGTATACCTCAGGGGATTTTAGCCTTATCCTTTGGGTTTGCCGCATTTCCTACCGCAATTGCATTTGTTATTGGTATTTTAGGTTCAATAGCATTTGCTTCAGTAGCAACTATTTCGTTTCAAGCAGAAACGATTACGCTCGCTGGTACTTTGGGTAGTACTATGAAAGAGAGATTATCTCTCATATTTTGGGGTGCCGCATTATTGTTGATTCCATCAATACTTGGAATGAATGAGGCACTTGTTCAATTTATAGGACCAGTAGTTGTTACATCAATGATGTGTGGTGTTGGTCTTATGTTGGCAAACGTGTCAATGGATTTATTCAATTCAGAGAAGTGGACAGGTATAGCATCAATGGTTAGTGCATTGGTTGTTTGGTTCTGGACTAAAGATCTGGCATGGACAATCATTGCATCCGTAGCTATTTCTACTGCATTTTATGTCTTACTTAAAACCAATGCAATGTTACGAGAAACATTGGGAGTAGAGTTAGAAGAAATTACAGTAGATCATTCAAGAGAAAAATTCACTACAGGAAACATTGAGTGGAAGTTCTGGACAAATCGGAATATTGTCTTAGGTGCGTTATCTCTTGCGTGTTTAAACATAGGTGCAAACATTTCATTCGGTAAGATTACTGGATCTATTGCTGGTACAAATACAAATATTGACCATTTGGCAATTTATTCAAGTCTTGCGGATATGGGATCTGCGTTCTTTGGTGGTGGGCCTGTTGAGGCAATCATCTCTGGAACTGCTGCGGCACCGATGCCAGTTGTCGCATCTTGTATTATGATGGGAATTATGGCGGTCATTCTTTTGACTAAATTACTTCCTGTTATTGGACAATATGTACATAGAGCATCCATTGCGGGTTTTCTTTTTGTACTGGGTGTTTTTGTAACATTTATGACAAACATCAATGGTGCGATTGCACAAGCGGGTGATTTCGCAGGACCATATGGATTTGGCCCGATGGGAATGGTAATTGGTGCAACCGCCTTTGTAACTATGAAGTTTAATCCGTTCTATGGATTGGTTGCGGGGTTTTTGACACAATTAGCCTTTACAGGAGTGTAATATGGCTTGGGGAGAACCTTTTGCGGATGAGTTCTATGAATTAGATGTTGCAGGACTTACACGTAAATTACCCAAAGTGAAAATTCATGACGAGCTCGCTATTGCGAGCTTTGTCATGTTGGGTGATACAGAATTAATAGAAGAATGTGCTGAAGCAATTATTCTTCATACAGATTTTCCTAAAGATGGAATTGACATTTTATGTACACCAGAAGCAAAGGGAATACCGTTGGTACATACCATTGCAAGAAGGTTGAAAAAAGATTATGTCATTGCAAGAAAAGGCATCAAGGGATATATGAATAATCCTATGATAGAAAAAGTTCAATCTATTACAACTATAGGAGCACAAACACTTGTCCTTGATAGTTGTGATGTTAAAAAATTAGAAGGAAAGAACGTTTGTATTATTGATGATGTAGTTTCTACAGGTGGTTCTTTGATAGGACTTCAGGCAATGTTAGAAAAAATTGATTGTTCTATTATATGTAAAGCGGCAGTCTTATTAGAAGAGGCTGGATATGATAAGGGTGATATAATTTTTTTAGAAAAATTACCAATTTTTAAACCGAATAATGATTCCGATAATTGATTTTCATAGCAAAACTGTAGAACAACAGATGTATGTTGCATACACCACTTGTGGTTTTGCAGTATTTACTAATGTTTATGATGAATGGTTATTAGAATTTCGAGATTGGCGTCATCTCATGGAGGAGTTCTTTAATCTTCCAGTTGATATAAAACAACAGTACGCATATAGTGGTGTTACTGAAAATATTGGTTATAACTGGTTGGAAGAAGAAAGATTGACGCCAACCATGCCCGGTGATTTGAAAGAATCATACAATTGGGTATCTCCAGATAGGATGCAGGAACAATACTGGCCTACGGAGATACCTGATTTCAAACCTATGGCTCAAAAGATTGAACGGATATCAAGAATGTTGTCCTATCAATTTCTCTATAGATTTGAAAAAGTTTTGCGTTTACCTACTGGATCATTAGTAGAGAAACATATAGATGGTTCTGCAACCATGAGAATAATTCATTATCCTGCATGGGACGGAGAAATAAAAGAAGGTCAAGTCAGGGGTGGAGCTCATACTGATTATGGTTCAATCACTTTACTCTGGCGATTTGATGATGTTGGTGGTCTACAAATACAGGACAGAGAAACAAATTATTGGGTTGATGTTCCTGTTGTAGAAAATTCTATTGTATTAAATATTGCAGATATGTTTGCGAGGTGGTCAAATGATACCTTAAAATCTTCCAATCATAGAATAGTTAATACTGATCTTACAAGACCACGATACTCAATGCCATATTTTGTTGATCCCGGTAGAGATGTGATGATTGAAAACCTCACAAATAAACCAGACAAATACCCCCCAATTTCTGCATATGAATACCTCAAATGGAGATTAGCACAATCTTATGATGATGATGATTATGTAGAAAATGAACAAGTAATGGAAGATCAACGTAAAAAATGATAGATTTATTTCAGAAAATAGATTTTACATCTCATGCAGGATTAGATCTGACATGGAAAATTGAAATGGATGCACTTTCACAAAAAGAGTGGGAGTGTATATCGACTATGATATTAGAACTTTCCCCACCATTCAGAGAAGCGATAGGAATCCCCACAGGTGGTGTTAAATTGCAAAACTTGTTGAATCAGTATGGAACAGGAGAGAGAACAGATCCAATTTGTATTGTTGATGATGTTCTTACTACAGGTAATTCAATGAATGAGTTTTTACAAATCTGCGGGTGCTTTGGGAGTCTCCCAAATCCCAACACGTATATAGGATGGGTAGTATTTGCAAGAAATAAGCCTCCTCACTGGTGTAAGGCATTATTTCAAATGCCAATACAGAATGGATGGAAGACAATTGGAGGCCCCGGCTACAATTATAAATAACAATGACAAAGACATTTGAAGCATTTCAGAGTATATTAATAAATGAAATAGATAAAACAAAACGTTTTATTACAGAAGTAAGAAAAAAGAAGTCTACTGATGTGGAGGAAATTATTCTACCACAACAACTTAAATATTATATACGAGGACTTCAATTTTCATTAGATGCTCTAAACAGTATTCAAGATTATTATGAAAACTCACAAGATAGCGGGGATTGATTACTCATTAACTAGTCCCGCAGTTACGATATATCATGGCAACAGATGGAATTATAATAACGTTGAGCATTATTGTATTGCTAATAATACTAGCCAAATGGGGAGGTGGTCCGCCATTCAAAATGTAAAAGTTACATTATATGAATCTTGGACTGATGCCTTAGAACGGTATGAATTTTTAGCAGATTGGGTAATACACAATCTATTATATGTAAATTTTAATAAGACTGTAAATATACCCTATGATAAACCAGATCTTGTTGTATTGGAAGATTATGCGTATGCAGCAACTGGTAGAGTCTTTCATATTGCTGAAAACATGGCTATTTTGAAATATAAATTGAAAAAACATGGTGTTAAATATATAATAGTACCACCAACAGTAATTAAAAAATTTGCGACAGGCAAGGGAACCGCTAATAAGGAACTAATGTACGAAAATTTTTGTGAAGAAACCAAAACAAAAATAAACTTGACAATATCTCCTAAATCTGATACAATAAAGAATCCTACAAGTGACATTGTAGACTCATACTATATTTGTAAATATGGGTATAATAACTTGACAATTACAAAATAGGATGATATAATGAATAAGAAAGACGTAGAAAAAGATAGAATATTAGAGTGTTTAGAGAGTACCCTTACTGAGATGATTTCTTCTACTGGAAACTTTGCTGAAGGAGAAATGACTTGGACTAACGCCGACTTATTTTTAAAATCTACAGATAATGTGGTAGTTAAGTTTAAAATAGGCTATACTGATGAAGGAAATGTTACAGGAAAAATAACAACGTTTACTTTAGATGAAAATGGTGACCCACAACCATTTGATTTAAGTGATTTAATGAAGCCTGATGAAAAGATTAGATTAACTCCAGAAGAAGCACCAGAGGGAACCTTACTAAATTAATAATGTCTTGGCGTGATAGAAATATGGAAGAAGTGAAAGTTGAACCCCGTGATCCATTCATGGGAAAAGATAAAGAAAGAAAGAATTTTTTTGTCAAGATTTCCAAAATAACAAACTCACCAAAATATGGAAAAGTTCATGTCATTGAAGATAGATCTGAAAGACGTGGTATATTTTTTAAATATACAACTAAAGGTGAAATTCCAGAAGCTAGAGTGGGTGACTGTATAATTATTCATGCCACATGTAATCATGGAAAGAATAGTTTAGATGGTCAAGACCAAACCTATTTTAATCGAGTTCAACTCATAAAAAATGTTGGTAGTACTGAAGATCCTATCACTACTAACAATATAAGGTCAAGTGAAACTGATGTTCTTGAAGGTGAAACAAAACATTGGTCTGCCCAAGTAGAAAATTCCCAAAACATATGAGACCGAAATTAACAGTAATTGATGGTGGAAAATCTGATGATGACCCCGTTGAATTAATAGATCCAAAAGCTAACGGTGGAACTGAAATTCAAGCAAGAAGACTCTTTAGTGAATTACCAGACTTGTGTGATCAATTTGATTGGGTTTTATCTTATCCTAAAAAACCAATTGATCCCAAAAGACCAACCATTTTATGGATGCATGAAACCCCATTTGATCAGGGGATACAATCACAATTTAAAGACCCCAATTACTGCAAACAATTTGTTAAGATTGTATTTGTATCTTATTGGCAACAACAGATGTTTCATATTATGTATGGTGTGCCTTATGAAATTTCAATGGTCGTGCAAAATGCTATAGATCCAATTCATATAGAAGAAAAATCTTTAGGACAACCAATAAAATTAATTTATGCTTCAACGCCACATCGAGGATTGGATATATTATTAGATGTTGTTGAAAATGATTTGAATGATTTTGATTGGGAATTGGATGTATTTTCGTCTTTTAAATTATATAATAGACCAGCAAATGATATCCAATATCAAAAATTATTTGACAGATGTGAGAAGAATGATAGGATAAATTATTATGGTAATCGACCTAATGAGGAAGTTAGGAAAGCTATGGTCGATTCTCATGTATTAGCATATCCTAATACATATTTGGAAACGTCATGCATAGTCGCAATGGAGGCGATGAGTGCTAAAAATTTAATCGTCTGTCCGCAATTTGGAGCATTACCGGAAACAACTGGACAATTTGCTTGGACATATAATATGGAACATGATAAAAGTAGGCATCGTTATCTTTTTTCACATCTTTTGAAAAATGTATTGATGACCTATGAAAATATAGATTGTCAAAATATGATAGGATTACAAAAAGTCTATGCAGACACTTTTTATAATTGGCAAATAAGACTTCAATTGTGGCAACAATTATTAGAAGGTCTGTCTGCGATGATACAACCACCAACTGGAAGGGCAAGTTAGACAACATACTAGAAGAAGATTCCCTGAACCTTCTAGGCATAACCTCTGTCCTTCCTCTTAACAATAAATTGAGAAACCAAATGGCAAAAAAAGCAAAAGAAACCCCCAAACAGGCAGCAGAAAGAATGGCAAAATTGAGAGCCAAAAGAAAACCAGCCAAATATAAAAACATTTATCCATCAGTATTGGCGAAACCAGATGATGATCCACTTTCTCTTAAAAATGTGAAAGAATGGATTAAACATGCTAAAGAAGAGGCTTCTGCATTTGCTAGGTCTGCGAGAGGGTCTTCCCCAAAAGAAAAAACAAAGTCACAAGCGTTGGCAGATAATAAATTAGGATATGTCCGTTTCATGGAACATTATTTGAGAACAGGTGATTGGATTTCAGATTATATGGGAAAAGAAGAAAATCAAAGAATAAATTGGAAATGTGTCGCAATGGCATATTATCCTGATGGCACACCAAAAAGAACAGCGGGGGTATGGTATCCAGATATTAAAAAGAAGTGGACTAATAATATGACAGTGATGAGTGAACTTGTTGCGATAACTGATAAACAATTTGTAGGAAAATGATACTAGTAGATTTTAGTCAGGTGTTCATTGGCTCTTTTATGCAAGTAGCCAAACATGAGCCACCTGATGAGGATATGGTACGCCACGTGGCGTTGAATACCATACGATTTTATAATAAAAAATATAGTAAAGACTATGGTGAAATAGTTGTATGTTGTGATCATTATAATACTTGGAGAAAACAATTTTTTCCAGCTTATAAGGCGACAAGGAAATATAAGAGGGCGAAAGATGAAAAAGATTATATTTCTGGTAAAATTACATATACTTGGGATGAATTATTTAAAAGTCTAAATAAGGTTCGAGATGAGATAAAGGAATCATTACCTTACACAGTAATGCATGTAGAACACTGTGAAGCTGATGATGTCATCGCCGCTCTTTGTAAATATTTTCAAACTGAAGAAACCATTCCAACTGGAAATGGTAATTTATTTGAAGAAAAACAAAAAATATTAATTATATCAAGTGATAAAGATTTTATTCAATTGCAACATTTTGATAATGTAACGCAATTTTCACCACTAACTAAAAAGCATCTTATACATGAAGATCCTGTAGATTTTTTAGAAGAACATATTATTAGTGGTGATAGAAGTGACGGAATTCCTAATGTTCTATCGTCGGACGATTGTTTTGTTCAAGGTCAGAGACAAACACCATTAACTAAGAAGAGGCTTTCTATAATAAAAGGGGGAGATCTTACAGAAAAAGAAAGTATTGGATATTCTCGAAATAAGACTCTCATAGATTTGAGTCAAATTCCGGAGAACATACAAACCAATATTATTCATGAATGGAAAACAACTGATCAATGTAACGATAGAAAGAAATTATTAAATTATTTCATTAAATTTAGACTTAAAAATTTAATGGATGTTATAGAGGACTTTTAATTATGGCAGATAGTATACCTTATATTTTTCAAGCGATACAAAACTCTCCAAAAAAGAATAGGATTAATATATTGAGACATATGGTCAACGGGCCACCCGCAAATGATCAAGTTAAACAAATATTAATTCACGCATTTCATCCTAATATCAAGTTTTTACTACCACCGGGCACCCCACCTTATGTTTTTAGAGGAACTCCGGAGGGGTTTCCAATGACTTTGTATCCTGAAGTTCGCAAGTTTTATTTGTTTTGTGAAGGAGGTGGAGCAAACATAGACGGAATGAAGAGAGAGCAAATTTTTATTGAATTACTCGAAACAATACATCCTGACGAAGCACAAGTGGTGATTGCTATGAAGGATAAAAAATTCACTGAACTTTATAGTAACATTACTTATGATCTAGTGAGGCAAGCTCTTCCAGAGATAAAGTTACCAGCACCGGAGGCTAAGAAACCAAAGGGAAAAAAGCCTCAAAAAACTTGACTTTTTCGAGAATATTTGATATAATAGTAGGAAATAATGAGAAAACCATCACACAAGGTGATGATTCATTATGGTCTATTAAACCCTTCAAAAGAGATGAATTATGAAGAAGGCGATATTAATTGCACTTGGTGCAATTGCGCTAGTAGGACTTACTGTTCCTACAGTTAGTGCTAAAGTAATAACAATGGATGGTGTAAAGTTTCAGGTATTTCAGGACCCTGATTCTGGTGAATTTACACTACTTCCAGTTAAAAAAGTCCCACTCGGCCCAAAAGTCACCAAA